ATTAAGAGTGCTAATGATCTTATTTCATTAGAAGCACCTAATTACCAATATGCAGCAGCACGTTTATTACTGTATACTTTACAAAAGCAAGTGTATGGAAGATACGAACATAAATCTTTAACAGAAATTATTGATAAAAACATCGAGCGAGGCGTGTATGATTCCTCTATAAAAGAGAAGTATTCACAAACAGAACTTAAGAAAATGAACACGTGGATTAAACATGATCGTAACGAAGAATTTACATATGCAGGATTACGTCAAGTTGTAGATAAGTATTTGTGTCAAGACAGAAGCAACGGAGATATTTTTGAAACCCCGCAGTTTATGTACATGATGATTGCGGCAACATTGTTTGCTGAGTATCCTAAGGAGACACGTTTAACATACGTAAAAAAATATTATGACGCGACCAGTCTTTTTAAAATCAACATCCCGACCCCTGTCATGGCAGGAGTACGTACTCCTATTCGTCAGTTTGCCAGTTGTGTTCTTGTTGATGTGGATGATACTCTTCCTAGTATCTTTAGCAGTAATAGTGCAATTGGTTACTACATTGCTCAAAGGGCAGGAATTGGAATCAACTCCGGAAGAGTTAGAGCAATCAACTCAAAAATACGAGGTGGAGAAGTAGCCCATACAGGCGTTGTCCCATTTCTAAAAGTTTATGAAAGCACGGTAAGAAGTTGTACACAAAACGGTGTACGTGGCGGTAGTGCAACTACCCATTTCCCTATATGGCATTATGAGATTGAAGACATCCTTGTACTTAAAAATAATAAAGGTACTGAAGATAACAGAGTACGTAAACTAGACTATTCAATTCAAATCAATAAAACTTTTTATGAAAGGCTATTGACTGACGGCGATATAACTCTTTTCTCGCCACATGATGTACCAGAAGTTTATGAGGCTTTCTATTCCGGAGACAACGAAAAGTTTCAAGAATTGTACGAAGCAGCAGAAAGAAAAACATCTATTAGAAAGAAAAAAATTAAAGCAAGAGCTTTGTTCGGTGATCTATTAAAAGAACGAGCTGAAACAGGACGTATCTATATTATGAATGTTGATCACGCAAACAGTCATAGTTCATTTAAAGATCCTGTTTACATGAGTAACTTATGTCAGGAGATTACACTTCCAACTAAACCTATTCAGCACATTGATGATGAAGAAGGAGAAATTGCTCTTTGTATTCTTAGTGCAATTAATGTAGGACTTATTACTCAACTTGAAGAACTAGAAAACTTATGTGATCTTGCAGTAAGAGCTCTAGAAGAAATTATCGATTATCAAGGATATCCTGTTAAGGCTGCTGAAGTAAGCACTAAAGCAAGACGTTCTCTTGGTATTGGATACATTGGACTTGCACACTATCTTGCTAAACATAAAGTAAAATACAGCGATAAAGAAGCATGGAAACTAGTACATGAACTTTCAGAAGCATTTCAATATTATCTACTTGTTGCAAGTAATGAACTTGCTAAAGAGCGTGGTGCTTGTGAATACTTCAATCGTACTAAATATTCTGACGGTATATTACCTATCGACACATATAAGAAAGATGTCGATGATGTTATAAAGGCGAAACTGCAATATGATTGGAATGATCTTAGGAAGGACATTAAGCAGCACGGCTTACGGCACAGCACATTGTCCGCACAGATGCCTTCGGAGAGCAGTTCCGTTGTGTCGAATGCCACAAATGGAATTGAGCCGCCAAGAGCTTTCTTGTCCATTAAGAAGTCCAAGAAAGGGCCTCTTAAACAAGTTGTTCCGCAGTTTCATACGCTAAAGAATTTTTATACATTACTTTGGGATATGCCGAGCAATGAAGGTTATATCAATATCGTTGCCGCTATGCAAAAGTTTTACGATCAAGCAATTAGCGGAAACTGGAGTTATAACCCAACACACTTTGAGAACAATGAAGTGCCTTTGAGTGTAATGATGAAAGACATGTTGACAACTTACAAAATGGGTTGGAAAACAAGTTACTATCAAAACACCTATGACTTTAAAGGTGAAGAAGATGCTGTGCAGCCAGCAGGTTTGGAAGAAACTGTTGTTGACACACAAGTAAACGGTGCTAAAATGAATGGCACGATGAACGGTCATATGAATGGCCATATGAATGGAAGCGAACCTGTTTCGGCAGATATTGATGATGGCGAAGAGTGTGAGGCTTGTAATATTTAGAGTGTATGACGAAAAAGAGAGAGAGCAAAAAATTGACCAGTAAAACAGTATTCAACAAGAACAAAGTAGATTTCACTAAAGAGTTCATGTTCTTTGGCGAAGATGGAAATACGCAACGCTATGACGTATTCCGTTACCCAGAGTATGACAAACTTAATCAAACGATGTTAGGTTACTTCTGGCGTCCAGAAGAAGTAAGTCTACAAAAAGATAGATCAGACTATCAAGACTTTCGTGAAGAAGAAAAACATATTTTTACGAGCAACTTGAAATACCAAACATTATTAGATAGTGTACAAGGACGTGGACCTTGTCTTGCTTTCTTGCCATACTGTTCTAATCCTGAATTAGAAAGTTGTATTGTATGTTGGGACTTTCAAGAAACAATCCACAGTCGTTCATATACACACATTGTAAAAAATGTTTATGCAAATCCTGCTGAGGTATTTGATACTATCCTAGAAGACAAAGAAATTATTGCAAGAGCCGAAAGTGTTACTAAAGAGTACGACAAGTTTAATGAGATTGCAGATAACTTCTTCCATCATAAAAAAGGAAATATGTATGAAGTTAAAAAGCAATTATACAAAGCAATGATGACAGTAAACATACTTGAAGGTTTACGTTTCTATGTATCATTTGCATGTACATTTGCATTTGGCGAGCTAAAGAAAATGGAAGGGTCTGCAAAGATCATTTCTCTTATTGCACGTGATGAAGCAACACACCTAAACTTATCAACACACATTCTTAAGCATTGGGCAAAAGGCGATGATGATCCAGATTTTGTTAAGATTGCAAAAGAGTGTGAAGAAGAAGTTTATGAAATGTGGCGTGAGTGTGTTGAAGAAGAAAAGCGTTGGGCAGACTATCTGTTCCAGAAAGGAAGCATTGTAGGACTTAATGCAAACTTGTTACATGCATATGTGGAGTTTATTGCTAACAAAAGACTAAAAGCATTAGGACTAAAAACAATATATGATCGTCCTATTAATACAAATCCGCTTCCTTGGACACAACACTGGCTATCTAGCTCAGGACTTCAAGTTGCACCACAGGAAACTGAAGTAGAAAGTTATATTGTTGGTGGTGTAAAGCAAGACGTAGAAAAAGATACATTCAAAGACTTCACACTTTAGGATAAGTACTTGTATGTTCAAAGCTCAATTTAAAAAACATTCTCCGTACGAAGCATGGACTACATTTGGTACCTACGGATCTGAAGCACAAGCCATATCTGCTGCATTACAAAAGAAAAAGATGGGTGTGATAATGGTAAGAGTTACAGACAAAAAAGGCGCAACAATTTATTCTGGTTAATGTATGAGAGATTGGCTTCTTAAATTAATAGATTGGAAAATTGCACTTCTGCAAAAATTCAGATTGTTTGTATCAGGCGAATCGAAATACATATATACAGATAAACAGCAGCAACAATTTGTAAAGAAATGGATGATGAAAGAATGATTGAGATATACGGAAAACCAAGTTGTCCTTTTTGTGTAAAGGCAGTAAACTTATGCAAAACACGTCAACTTGAACATACATATAAATCGCTAGGAACAGACTATACAAGAGAAGAATTGCTTGAATGGTTTCCTGGTGCAAGAACAGTGCCACAAATTAAAATTAATGGTAAAACAATTGGTGGTTATAATGAATTTGAAAAGTATCTAGACGACACAGGATACAACGGAACAGGTCACACACTATGATAATTGAAACACCTTACAAAGTAGGAGACACAGTCTCTATTAAACTTACATCAGGCGAGGAAGTTGTCGCAAGATACAAAGAAGATAAAAACAGTGCTATGGTATTGTCTAAACCTTTAATGGTTACAGCAACACAAAAAGGCTTAGGTCTAGCACCATTCATGTTTACTATTGGTCCTGACTCTACAGTGTCAATAGATAATAGCAAAGTAGTTTGTGTTGTAAAAACACAAGACGAAATGTCTAAGCAGTATATTCAAAGCACAACAGGAATAGCAACATAGATGCCCGGCGTTGTACGAGTAGGACAAGACGTACACATTGGGCATGCAAGTCCTACACCAAGTCCATTTCATCAAACTGCATATGCAGTTGGAAGTCCTAATGTTTTTACTAATAACAGTTCAACAGTAAGAATAGGCGATACTACATCATGCGGCGATCCTGCAGTAGGTGCTTCACCAAATGTATTTGCAAACAGTATTGCTATCCATAGATTAGGAGATGCAACTGCTGGTCATGGTAGTTGGGTTCCAAATGCAGCAGCCACAGGTTCAGGCAATGTCTTTGCTAACGAAGGCGGTACAACATCTAATTTTGTAGCAACACAGGCACCACTTATCATCTTATCACCAGAAGTAGCAGCGGTAGTAAATACAAGTATTGCAAGTGCAATTGCAACACCTGCGGCTGTAGGTAATACAGGTGGTGTAAGTGCAAGCGGACAAGTTGAAAGCGGACAGGTGCCTGATCTGTATGAACAAACACCTGATGCAACTGGTGTTGATACATTAGGAACAACAGAAGCACAAGTAGATGCAAGTGCGGCAAATTCAACAGCAGCCGCTGATGGTATTCCAGGATTTTTATCACAAGTTCTAGCAGAAGCAAACAATGAGCAATGGGACGAAACCGGTGACAAAAGTTCAACAAGTAATGGAAACATTATTGGCATATGGCGAGAATTAGGATTTCCAGATACAACATATTGGAAAACAGATCAAACACCTTGGTGTGCAGGTTTTGCAAACTGGGTGCTTAAACGTACAGGTTACAAATATATGCAAAGTGCTAGAGCATATGACTTTAGAGATAAAACAAGTTTATATGGCGGAGTTCCTGTACCTTTATCAGACGGAAAGCCTGGAGACATAGTTGTGTGGAATTACAGCCACGTAAACTTTATATACACATCACCTAGTCCAGGAGTATATACATTTGTAGGTGGTAACCAAAGTGA